ACAACATAGATTTCATCTTGATTTGTTGTGGTTCCGTAGGTGGTGCCGATGTTTGCATCGGTCACGATTGGAAGACCCATCATCTGATAACCGGAGTTGCCATAGGTGTTTGCACCTGCACCGACACCTGCTGCGTTGGTTGGGCCGTTTGCGGCTGGAACAACGAGTGGGCGGTTTGTGCTATCCACTGCTGCTAGCAAGAATGCTAGGCGGCGTGGGTGCATTACGAAGTGAGTTGGATTGTTGAATGAATTGGTCTGAATCTGAGCAATCGCATCGGCCAACTTTGGATATAGCAAGGCAACTGTCGGTGCAGTTGAGGTGAAGGTGATTGCATTTCCACCTGATGCACGAAGACCAAGAATCTGTCCTGCATTGCCAGTTCCATTTAGGATTTGTGCATCAAGAGTTGTGTGCCAGCTCTTGATTAGGTCGGCTGCTACGAAAGCATCAATGCCTGTGCCTCTTTCGATCGCCTGTCGAGATATATCCTGTTGTCCGGCAATCGTTCTGATATTTACAGTAAGCAGCGAGTCGTCAACGTCAGTTTCGCTAACTGCATCGTTCTGTGTTACCTGAACGGCAGTGCTTGAACCTGTGGTCATGCGGGAAATGTTTAGAGTCATTCCGCTTGGTGGCAAGGTCATCTTGTTGGTTACGAAGTCAGCGAATGGGCGACCTGCGCGAGCCAATGGTGCTGCTAAATCGACGAGGTATTGTGGAATTACAAGACCGTCGAACTGAGCAGTTCCGACATCGCGGCGCTCGATTGACTCTTCGCGCTGATGACGAGCAAGGCGCTCTTGTGCTGCATAGTCAGATTTGAACTGTGCGCTGTAAGCATCCTTGAAGAATGAAGCACCTGATTCTGGTGTGTAAGTGCGTGCTTCTGAAGTTACCTTGAAACCGCCGACCTTTGGTGTTGCGATTTCTGCTACTGCGGAACGAGCTTCTGCGGCCTTCTTGTCGGCTGCTGCTTGTGCAGATAGTTTTTCAATTTTCTCATCGAGAGAACGAGATTCAGCGACTAGAGCATCAACCTTTGCGGTTTCCTCTGCGGTCAAATCGGTGCGGTTCTCTGCGGCTACTGCCTCAAGAACTGCATCCATTTCTGCCTTCACTGCATCACGGCGCTCTACTACTTTGTCAAGATATGACATTCGTTTTTGCTCCTTGTGAGTTTGGTTTGAGAGGTGGTGGCCAAGATGCTCGCGGCGCATATCGGGTGCGAGGTTGGCTCCGACTTCAATCTGTTCTTTTGAACAGAAATTTATTTTGTGGCGTTAATCAACGCTCTTGCCAAGCGAAGTGAAATCTTGCGACCTTCTTCTTCGGTGGCTTCAGGTAGCGGATCAATGTAGCGAAGTTCGCTCATCTTGTGACCAACCAAAGTTTCAGTTGGTCGCCATCCGTCACGGAACTCTTCATAAACTCGAATTAAAACGGCAGGGTCATCTTCCTCTGCGGTGATTGAAAATTCGGTGCCAGGAATGCCAAGCACGCCTTCTTCCATAATGTGTTCAATACGACCACGAGCAGTTCCACCGCTTGAATCCCATTCAACAAAGTCGCCGACTTCTTCGCGTTTTGCTTCTTCTTCCATTTCAGGAACTACACCAAGCAAAGTCTCAAGCATTGACTTACCTTCGCCTAGATATTCATAGGATTCGTCAATCTTGTCCAAGATAGCCTGCACAACGATAAGTGATTCGCCGGTTACTTCACGGCCTTCTTTCATCGCTGCGATTGCTTCCTTGATGTGTTCACGAGCCTCAACTGTGGTTGTTGGATAGGCAGGATAAGTGACAACTGAAACGTCACCGTCGGCCAAAGATACTTCGGTCAAAACTCGGCGGCTTCTGTCGTCATTCCACTTCTGACGAATGACTCGGAAAGCAAATGACATCTGATCAACGTCGCCACGCTTGACGAGTTCGTAGATGTCACGGCCTTCTTGTGTATCTGCTAAATCTGCATCAAAGCGCAATCCGCGATCATCTTCTTCAAGTTTTAAGGTGCCATTCTTTGTGCGAGCTAGTGGCAAACCTTCGTGGTTAATCAAAAGGCGAACATCGGGTGTTTCGCTTAAAGTCTTGCGGAAGGCACCAGGAGCGATGCTCTCTTTGAATGGTAGTGGCACGCTTGAGTCATTGAAGACTGCTGCGTAACCTGAAAGGCGCATACCTTTGTCATCGGCTCGCGCTTCTACATCGCGCACATTGAAAGTGCGGCGTTCAATTTTCTTTGCCATTTTGCTCCTTGAATCGGCCTCGGCATTAAGGGCATCAATCTTTCGTTGCGCCCAGTTTTGCGCTCTGTCACTAAAGTCAGAATCTCCGCCCCATAACAACCAAGCAACTAAACCTGCGCCTGGATATTCAGGATGCGATGAGTCTTTGTTCTTTGGCGCTTGGCCGTCAACTTTGTGACGAGCAAACCAAGGTGCCATTTTGCGAACTTTGTTTTCGGTGATTCGACCTGCTGCCATTTCGCGTGCTTCACGCTTGGCGGTATCGGTCAGACCATCGCCCCCAAAACCATCGGCAACATATTTCAAACCGCGTGCTGCGTTGTCGCGGATAAATTGTGGAACGCTCAAATCAACTTGACGAATTTCTCCGCCTGGTTCCATATCCTCAGAAATTGAAACTGCAACCATTTGGTCGATTGCATCCTGCTTTGAACTGTGGCAACCGATAGTGGTGTAAGAGCCATCAGATTCTTCTTTGACAGTTGCCCAACCTTGGCAATCGCTTTGCTTGTCTGAGATGTAATAGGGCATCGGTTATCCTAGATTAGAAGCAGAACTTCGGAATCGTCTTCAAGAATTGAGAAGATAATCTCTGCCATTGCCTGTGCATTGAAACTTCCCAAAGCAGTTGAAGCATTGGCCACGATTGTTGAAACCTCAACAACTTCAGGCGTTGGCGTTGGCGGGAAATAAGGTTGAACGAAGTTTGGAGTGCCACCGCCTGCGCCTGCGACACTAGGAGTTTCAGGAATCGTGTTTGCATTTGATTCCAAGCCACCAAGTAAAGCATCTGCGGTTGCTGAGATTACATCTGAAGCTCTAGCGGTTGCAGATAGCGAACCAAGGCTTGCACTTGCCTGTGCGTTATGAGTTACAAGAGAGTTTGCACTTCCTGACAATCCGCCAAGATTTGTCGAGGCTTCAGCGATGACAACTGGCCCAAGAAGGTCTGTGTCAAGGATGCCTGAATCAAGAACGAATTGTGATGGCATTCTAAGATGCGACGGTTAGTGAAGCGGTAAGTGATCCGCTTGGAATGGTGTAAGTATCACCTGCAACATAAGCGTTGCCAGTAATAGTGCCACTGAATAGAAAATTGCCAGTAGTAGCATTATCCCAAGCAGTGAAAAAAGTAGCATCCTGACTGCCAGCGATATTTGTCCAAGTGACGGCAGCATCCGAAGCGATTGAACCTGCCGTAGCAGATGCAAAAGTGACTTCTTTGCGAGTTGTTTCAGTTGCGGCATTTGCAGTTCCATTCGCCCCAGGGTCGCCGACGTGAAGTTTGACATAAACATTCGCGGCGGAATAAGCAGTTGCGTTTCCTACTGCATCAAGGAATTTGTTTGCTAGATAAGCACTCAAGCCTGTTGCCATTATTCGTCTCCCTCGATGAACTCTTCGATAACTTCTGCGATGCGACCTGCCTCGTCACGAATGACCTTCTTACGAACCTTGCGGCGGTCAATCTGATTTGTGACTTCGACCTTCGGTGCTTCAACATTGACTGTTGGCGCATCAACACGAACTTCAGGTGATTCGAGCATCACCATCGCAGGCTCAATGTTTACATTTGGAGCAGCGACATTCACGACTGGCTCAGGCACATTGATTGTTGTGCCATTGTTACGAGCTTCGCGCACATCGTAAGCGGCAGAAGGATCAGTTGGGTCAATCTGTGCGATTGGTTGCAACTGTGAACTTGGCACGCCTGTGTGAGCGATTGGAACCATCTCGACCGCCTTTAAGACTTCTTCAGGATCAAAACCAACCTGAACCAACTTGCTCACAATGTCAGCACGCAAATTCAAGCCGACATCCTTGGCATCTTCGGCATCGATATTCTGCAATGGCACTCGGAATTGGTCGCCTGCTTCTCCGATAGGTGCTAAATCCTCAACTGAGCGAACATCATTCAAACTCAAGAAGCCTTCACGAAGGCCTTTGGTGTAAGCCTCATAACGCTCAAGAGTTGTGCCACGAAGAAGTGCATCAAGATTGAATTTGATAAAGCCATCCGATTCAGGCAACAAAGCTGAAAGGCTTTGCTCAAGGCGCTCAAGCAATGGGCGAAGGGAATGTTGAACAAAGGAAAGATTCTGCGCTTCAACAGAGGCAAATGACATTGCACCTGCGACTGGATGACCGAGCAAACTGACCGGAACACGGAACAATCTTGCGATGTCCTCAACGTTGAATCTGCGAGCTTCTAGGAGTTGAGCATCTTGAGCGTTTAGTGTTAGAGGCTTGAAAGATGCGCCACCTGACAAAATTCCAATTCTGCCTGCACGATAAGGGCCTGTATGCGTAATGTTCCAATCGCGGCCAATATCTTGCGCCTGTTCTTGTGTTAGTTCTCCAGGAACCTCGATGACTCCACCAGGGTTGGCGGCGTTGCCAAAGTAGGCAGCAGCATAGGTGTCGGCTGCCATTGCCGCGCCGATTGTTAGGCGAGCAGCGCTAACAGGGCCTAGTCCGTAATGAGAACCAGGCAGACGGAACATCGGAATGTGCAAGATTTCACGGTTAGTCAAAATCTCTGTTCGTGCTTCGTTCACATCGCGGATTGTGATTTCATAAACCAAAGGCTCATTTGGGCGAAGGCGACGGATGCGAACCTCATCAGGGTTCAAGCAGTAAAGCTCAAAGACTTCATCGTTCTCATCACGAACCGTCAAAATGTAAGCGTTGCCGTGAAGGTTGAGTGAGGCGATGACCTGCTCAAAAAACTCTAGGCGTGAAGTTTCAGGATTCGGCCGATTGACCCATTCAGGAGTTGATCCATAAACAGCCGCATAGGAAATGCGATTGCGACCTCTGCGAACATAAGCACCGAGAGGAAGCGAGGAAATCGTGTCGCCAAGTAAACGCACGCAGGCATAAAC